AAAAGCTGAATAAATCGTGTTTAGTAAATTGAACTGTTGCATATCTGAAAAAAAATATTTATACAAATATAACTCTATTTATCATAATATTCGTACTTTTGTTAAAAGTCTATTTATCATAATGTAAAAATATGGATAAAAACGAGGTTTTAAAACAGTTAAAAGAAAAGTTAGAAAAGCATGAAAACTTGTCTAACAAAGAACTTATTTTAAAAGATATTAAGGCAAAGAAAACTAACGACGTAAAAAAATGATTAAATCTATTGACTTTCCAAATAAAGTTTTTCCAACTAAAACAGATTTGTTTATTGAGTTGAAAGACAATAAAGATGCTTTAATCGACCTTAAAAAGTCGCAAACTAAATCAACGGATGCTTTAGGTGTTAATTTTACGGCACATAAAGAAGCGATTAAAGGCGTTAATTTAGAAGATGGATATATTTACGCTGTTATTAATACAACGAAATACATGGATAGCCATAATGACGTTCACATGGATGGAATTTGGAATAAATCAGCAAAGGAACAGAATAATAAAATCTATTATTTGGCTGACCATGATATGAAGTTAGACAGCGTTATCGCTTTTCCTAAAGACGTTGAGATTGAATTACAAGATATTTCATTTAAGGATTTGGGCGTAGATTTTCAAGGGCAAACACAAGCGTTAATTTTCAAAGTTGCAAAAGAAAAACTACGCTTAAAATCTGCTAAAGATGTCGTAAGCGAAAACATATCGATTGAACATTCCGTTAGGATGCAATATGTTAAATTAGATTTATGTATTGATTCCAAAGAAGAAGATTTTAAAGAAGAAAAATCTAACTGGGATACTTATTTTCCGCAAGTAGTTAACAAAGATAAAGCAATTGAATCGTCTTATTTTTGGGCGGTTACTGAAGCAAAGATTTACAAAGAGGGTAGTATGGTGCTGGCTGGTTCTAACGATGTAACACCATTACTACAAAATAAAGATATTGAAGCCGTTATAGACACTTCAAAAGAAGAGCCGTTGAAAGACACTCATTTAAACATTTATTCATTTAATTAAAAAACAATCATGAAAAAAACATTTTCAGATTTTTTAGCGTCAAAAAGTATCGAGCAATCTAAATTCGACACAATGACTGCTGAAGAAAAAGCTGGATTATACAACGAGTATAATACAGAATTAAAGTCTTACATCGAAACGTTGGAAAAAAACGTTAACGATAAAGCATCAAAAGACGAATTGCAAAGCGCAGTTTCAGAATTGAACAAAACACGCCTTGAGCAAATGGAAACATTGAACAAAGCGTTGGAAGAAATGGGATTGGCAATTAAAGCTGGTTCTGAACAAAAAGGAAGCGGAAACCCTACAATGGGATTGCGTGAAATGTTGAAAGAAAACAAAGACCGTATTTCAGCGTTAAAAAACGGAAAAGATGGATTTGATTTTGAAATCAAAGCTGTTGGTACTATGTTGGAATCAACAAACGTATCAGGTGGAAACGTTCCAGTTGAACAAAGAATTGCAGGTTTAAACACAATCGCTTCAAGACGTATCCGTTTAATGGATTTAGTTTCGAGAGGTTCTGCAACATCTAATATCATTTCTTGGGTTTATCAATCAGGAAAAGAAGGTGCTGCTGGTGGAACTTTAGAGGGTGCTTTAAAAAATCAAATCGACTTCAATTTAGTTGTAGCTTCACAAAACGTTGTTAAACGTACTGCGTTTATCAAAGTATCAACTGAAATGTTAGAAGATATTGACTTCATCGAAACTGAAATCAATAACGAATTATTGCGTGAGTTGAATAAAGACATCGAATTGACTGCTTATTCAGGAAACAACACCGCTCCAGCAATGAATGGAGTATATACAACTGCAACGGCATTTTCTGCTGGTGTTTTTGCTGGTGCTGTAGATAATGCAAATTTTGTTGATGTTATCGAAGTAGCTTTAAATCAAATTGATATTGCAGAACAAGACCCTGCAACTGCTATCTTAATGCACCCATCGGATGTAACAGCTTTACGTTTGATTAAATTGACTGCAACTGACAAACGTTACTTGTTTGAAAACGGTGTTGCTACAATTAACGGAGTTCCAATTGTTAAAACTACTTTAGTAACTCAAGGAACTTACTTAGTTGGAGCGTTCAATTTAGCTACATTGTATGACAAAGGTTCTATCCGTATCGAAATGGGATTAGATGGAGATGACTTCACTAAAAACTTACGTACAATTATCGCTGAATATCGTGGAGCAATGGTTGTTAAAAACAACGACAGAACTGCGTTCGTAAAAGGTGTATTTGCTACAGATAAGGCAGCACTTGAAACAGCTTAATAAATAATCAACTCCCTTGGTTTAATCGCTAAGGGAGTTATTTAAAAACTTGGTTATGGCTGAAGTAAAAGAGAAAGTAAAAAAAGTTGAATTAGACGCTTCAAAAGAGTATGTTTTTGTTTCCAACGGTAAATCAAAGCATTTACCAAAAGGTAGCGAATACAAAATCACTGGAGAAATGGCGATTCAATTTGTTAAACAAGGTTTAGGAGAGGTTAAGTAAAATGGTAGCAACATCGGATTTTATAGGTAAATTTCAGGTAACAGTAAACGAGTTTACAGTATCTAAACTACAATTATACATTGATAGGTATGAAGAAAACTATCTACGTGAGTTGTTAGGATTAGAGTTGTATGACTTGTATATTGCAACGCCTTTAGACCCGTTATACGTAGCTATTGAAAGTCCTTTTGTATTTCAATCAACGTGCGATAATCAAATTTATGAATCGCAAGGAATGAAAGATATGCTAACTGGCTTTATTTTCTTTATGTACACTAGAGATTTGTATTCAAGTCAATCGATTGTAGGAACTGTTAAGCAATCAAACGAGAATAGTACGATACCAACGAACGTTTCAGCATTATTATGGCAACGTTACAATGAATCGATACTATCGTATGATGCTATCCAGCAATACATTCGTGAAAACTTGACTGATTACCCAACGTTTAAAGGAGTTGAAAAGGATGTAATTATACCTTATTTTTAAGAATGGAAAATATTGTTGACATAGTAGAACAAGAAATCGTGAATAAGATGAATAATCGACTTCAGGTAACTGGATTTGCTAACACTAATATTCAAGTTTGCGAACTGAAATGGGCAAGAATTAACAAAGGTTTAATTGATGCGGATGAGAACCCGTATATCATTGAATCAATTAATGAAGCCTTGGATATAATTACTTTAACGGATGAGTATTTAGGTGGCAATGATTACGTAGAACTTGAAATGCCTTTATACGTTCACGGTACGCCAAAGGTTACAAACGTTGAATGGAGTTTATTAAGCAATAATGAAGATGCGAAAGTGCCTTTTATTTGGCTTGTAGAACCAGTTAACGAGCGTCCTTTTGGTAGTCAATCTTCGATTGAACGTGAGAGCGAATTAAGGGTGTTTTTCTGCGATAATAGGGATGGTGTTAATTGGACGAACAACGATATCCACGAGTTACGAAGCAAGGCTTTGTATCGAATGGTTGACGAGTTCATGAAAGCGATTGACAAAAACCCTATATTCAAACCTTATACTGATTATTCGCTTAGAAACTTAACGAAGTTGGGAACGGAAAATGCACAAGGTTTTGAAAAAAATATTATAGATTCAGAATTGACAGCATTAGAATTACGGTTGACCTTACCGATTTACAAAAGGTCGAAAAATTGTATTTGTTAAATTTAAAATTATAAAATTATGTCAAATTGTTCATGCGGTGGACGTTTAGGAGCTACAGGAGTTGACAACTGTGTAATCCTTTTCGGTACTACTCACAATTACATTCTAGTTCCAACGTACAAAGCGGATGGTTCAAGAAACTTTATCGACTTGTCTTCTGCTACTTTGACTGCAGATATTCAAGCAATGGTATCAATCAACACGCCAATGTTGGAGCGTTTATATCCAATCCCTTTCGCTGAAAACATCACACGTGAGAAAACAGAACGTATTTTGGAAACTGCTCCAAGCGGTAACATTTACAACGTTCAAGATGGTTTACGTCAAAACATGATGGAGCTTTACGGCGACAACGGAACAATCCGTGGTTTAGCTGAATTGGAAAAATTTGGATGTACGCCAATGTCATACTACACAGTTGATATTAACGGAACTTTGGAGGGTATTTTGGAAGAAGATGGAGCGACTGAGTTCTATCCTATGCCAATCATGGCTAACAGTTACCATGCACAATTCACGTATGCAACTGATACTACAATCAACAAAGTAATGTTATCGTTCAACTTACAACGTAATTTTGACGAAACTACTATTTATTACTTGACTAAAACAGATTTAGGATTCGACGCTACGCAATTACAAGGTTTAATCCCAGCGTTCATGACAGTAAGCGACATCACTACAACTGGTGTAACTGCTAAAGTATTGAAACGTAACGGAAGTGCATTGACTGAACGTCCTATCACTGGTTTATTGTTAGCTGATTTTGATTTGTACGACTTAACTGGCGAGGCATCGGTAACTATTACAGGAGTAACTGAATCGACTGTATTTCCTGGTACTTATGTGATTACTTATGCTGATGTTACTGGTGCTAATTCTTTTGAATTATCTGCAACAGTTGACGGTTTTGACATTGAAAACGAAGTTTATGCAGACCCAGCGTAGTAAAGCAATAAGCGAGGTTAACGACACGGTAACGTTGGGAAAGTCACAGTTTAGGCTTTCCCACTTACGCTCCATTACCGAAGATGAAGCGATTAAACATTACGCAAGTGTTGGAAATCAAACACGTATAATTAATGCGTGGAAAATAGCAAATAAGAAGAAATAGTTGTATATTTGCAATGTATTGGCAAGGGTAATTTCGTAAGAAGTTGCCCTTTTTTTGTTAAATTATGTTTGTAGACTTCACACCATTAGAGAATTTATACGTTGCAATCGAGCGACTGAATGACAATAGTGCGTGGTTATATTCATTTGATGACAGAATAAAAGGGCGTGTAATTGATATGAATACCGAAGACCAATTATACGACAAAGGAATTGATAGTTTAGGACGTTCTTTAGGCGATTATGCACCGTTTACAGTAGAAAAAAAGAAAGCTAAAGGACAAAGATACGACCATATTACTTTGAACGATACAGGTGCGTTTTATGACAGTTGGGTTGTTGTCGTTAGTAGGGATGCTTTTACTATTGATGCGGATGATTCAAGCCTATACGATGAACCATTGTTTCAAGTTTGGGGAAATGATGTAGCTGGTTTAACGGATGAAAATATGGACGTACTAAGAGATTATTTGATTGAGAACTATTTAAGATACATATCGAATGAGTTATTATAGCACGATTGAGGACTTTCCGTTAAAGAATTGGGAGTATTGTTGTAATGGCAGTATCGAATGGACGAGAATAGACCAAACGAGCGAAGATTGTACAACAGAAAAGGACATTGAAGCGTGGGAATTATTGCACTTCGATTATTTAGAACGATTTGGAATAAGTAGACAACACGCAAGGGTATTAATTATGCAAAAAAGATTGATGCACTTGAAATTAAAACACTTAGAAACGGGACAAAGGTTTCTATTAAATGAGATTGAGGACATTGAAGAACGGTTATTAAAGTTACATGAACAAGGTAACGACCAAAAGAACGGCGTTGATAGGAATTTAATACACTTAAATAAAGTGTTTAATTGTGGGATGGATAAAACAAAAATAACTGCATTGCAGTATTTATTAATGTTACAAGAATATGGCAAAAAAGATCAGTAAATCGGAGTTAGGAATAGACGGGAATATCTTTAGTGATTTAACCAAGTCGATGCAAGAAAATAAGGCAGTTTCTGAAAGCCTTAAGATTGTACATAATGCGTTAAAAGACCAATTAAAAGAAACGTCTAAACAAGCTGGTAACCTAAGAAAAGAACTTGACCAAGCCAATACCAATACAGTATCTGGATTAAAAGAATATACAGTAAAGCAAAAAGAAGCTAATCAACTTTTATTGGATGCTGAAAAGATTAAACAAGCGGAATTACGTACTTTAAAAGCTATTGAACAAGCAAAGCAATCTGAATTAAGAACCGCTAAAATGGTTAATTCAGAAAGCGCAAAAACATTAACTGCATACCAAAAAGAAAGCAAAGCACTCAATGAAATGCGTAACCGTTACAAAGATTTAGCGGTACAAAAAGCGAATGGAATTAAGTTGACTAAAGACGAGCGCAAAGAAATGCATAATTTGATTAGTGAAATACAGAAAAGCGACACTAATTTAAAGAATATTGATAATACAGTAGGACAAAACCAACGTAATGTAGGTAATTATACCAAGGCAGTTGGAGGCTTAAAGAACGGATTGGCACAATTAGGATTAGCGTTTGGCGTGTTTGAATTAGGAAAAAGTTTTTTCAATTTAGCTACCAATATTGACGACACAACCAATAAGGCTAGAATGTTCTTTGGACTAGGAGAAACAGGTTCTAAAGCAATTGCAAAAGAAGCTACCATAATGGCAAACGTATGGGGTAAGGATGTTAATGAAATAATGATTACCGCCAACGCTTTAGCTAAAGAGTTTGGATTAAGTGGTGAAGAAGCACTTGCGAAAATTGAAAAAGGATTTAATAAAGGAGCAGATGTTTCAGGTGAATTTCTATCAAACATTAAAGAATATTCATCACAATTAACGGTAGCTGGATTAACCGCCGATGAATCAATTGCATTAATAACTCAATCACAGGAAAAAGGAGTGTTTTCAGACAAAGGTGTTGACGCTATAAAAGAAGCTACCTTGTCATTAAGAGAAATGACACAACCTACACAAGATGCGTTAAAAGCTATCGGAATGAGCGGTGAAGAAGTTTTAAGGCAAATTAGTAGCGGTGAAAAAACTTACTATGACGTTATTAGAGAAATATCATCCAAAACAAAAGAAATCGGACAAGGCTCGCAAGAAGCTGGAATGATTCTAGCTGATGTTTTTAAAGGTGCTGGTGAGGATGCTGGTGCGTTTATTTTTGAGTTAGGTGACATGGATTTGTCATTGGACAAAATGGAAGACACGAGTTTAGGTGTTAATTCTGCAATAGGGGATTTGAAAAGAGCATTTTTAGATTACGTAATAGGAGTTAATGAAGCTGGTGGGGTAACTGAAAAGATTGCTGGATTCTTTAATTTTTTAGCTAAAAACATAGGCACAATCATTTCTTTAGTTACAAAATTAGGTGCTGTATTTTTGATTTACAAAACTAGATTGATTGCTATTAATGTAGCGCAAAAGATATTTGAAAAAGGTACAGCTCTGTTAAATGTTCCACTAAAAGAAACTATTAAAAACCTAAAAGAGGGTGCTAAAAACGGTACTGGAATGGGTAGCGCATTAAAGAGTATCGGGTGGAGTGGTTTGATTGCGTTAGGTAGTGCTTTAGCTTTTGAATTGTATAAAATAGCGAGCGGTGCAAGCCAAGCTGAAGAAGATTTATACAGACTGAATAAAACATCTGAAGACGCATTAGAGTCTGTATCAAAGAATATTGACCAAATAAAAGGAAATTTAAGCGAAGAGTTGGTTATACTTGAGCGACAATATAAAATTGATTTATCGAAAGCAAAGAGCGAACTTGAAAAGTCTAAGATTCAAAAGAAATATTTAGAAGATTTAAAAGCTGAAACAAAGATAGCTAACGAGCAATTGATTAATAATAAAAAACTTGTTGTTGTCAGAAAAGAAGGATATTTAGAAAATTTAAAGGCATTAAAAGCATTGAAAATAGTCAATTCACAAGCGTTTGCATCAGCTGGAGATGAAACAAAAGCTATAAAAGCATTTAAAGAAGCTGGAATAACTGATTTCAGAGATTTTGCTGGTGCTATAAGTGTTGATAAATTAAAAGATGCTATTGCAGAGTTTACAGCTAAAATAGCCGCATCTGATATAAAAATAAAAGAGTATAAGGCTTCTATTAAAGAGATGGGAAACAATTTATCCGATGCTGAAACGGAAGTAGAAGTATTAAATAATGACACAAGAACAAATACCACAGTAACACAAGAAAATACAAAAGCGCATGAAGAAAAAATTGAGGTTATAAAAGACCTTAGAGAACAATACGAATTACTAGATAAAGAGCGTGAGAATTTATTTGAAAACATAGATTTAGAAGAAGCGTTTAATTTGGAATATGTACGTGCTATTAATGTAGCTGAAATTGCACGAATTGAAAAGGAAATAGAGATTTCAAAAGCTAAACAAAACGGTGCAAGTGCTGAATCGATTGCGTTACTTGAAAAAGAACTAATTGAATTACGTAAAAAGGAAATATTAGCGAATAGAGATTTAGACGTACGTAATGCTGGAAGCCCTGCCGAACGCATGAAAATTGAAAAACAAGCAGAATTAGACATTGCTAATTTGTACAATAAAGACATCGTTGAAACTGAAAAGAAAAATTACGAAGAACGAAACAAGTATATTGAATTAGCGACTGAGTTTTTAGAAAAACAAATTGACCGTAGAATCGAAGCATTAGACCGTGAGATTGAAGCGCAACAACGTCAACAAGATATTTTGCAAGAATTAGCGAATAACGGAAATATTAACGCTCAACAATCTTTAGCCGTTTCTGCTGAATTGGAACGTCAAGCACAAGCGGAAAAGCTAAAACAAGAACAACGTAAACAACAATTACAGATAGTTTCATCGTTCTTGACATCGTACAACATGAAGTTGGAAGAGGGTAAAAGCGGAGGGGAAGCGTTTAGCGAAGCATTAGCGGAAAGGGCAGTATTGGAAGCGTTTTTGTCATCGTTACCAGCGTTTTATGAGGGAACTGAAGACACGGGAAGAGTAAGTAATCCATTAGATGCAAATGGTGGACGTGTGGCGATATTACACGACAATGAACGTGTAATGACTAAAGCACAAAACGAAAAGTTGCAAGGATTAACGAACGACCAAATCGTATCAATTGTAACGGCTAATCAAATGAGCGCACCGATTAGCGCAATGTCATTAGGTTGGGAAAGTGTGGCGGTTTTAAGCGAGTTAAACGGCTTGAAATCTGAAATGAAATCAGTACGTAAAGCAATAGAAGACAAACCCGAAACTAATTACAATGTTGAGGGCGTTGTTAATGGTGTTTTAAGCCTTACTAAAGCGACGAAACAAGGCAACTCAATAACTTATAACCGTTTTAAAATTAAGTAAGTATGCGACACTTTATTGATGGATTAGAAATATCGCCACGTAATATCGGAGAAATAGGAATAACAACCGATTTTACTGGTAATCCGAACGAGTTGGAATTAAATACTTCGAGCATTATTCTAACACGTGAGGCTTATAACGAAGTAAAAGCGCATATTTTAGATAAAGGATTTTGTGAAGCATTACCTTATTCAGTTACAACATCTTCGGGATTAAATATTAGCCTTTACATTGACTTAATAGAAAAACCTATATTTAGAAACTTTGAGGTCGAAATTCAAGTTAAAAAGCGCAAAGGTGCTGACCAATTTTGGGAATTAGTAAACGGAACTAGCTTTGAATTATTAGCTAAAAAAGGCGTTACTTTTAATTCCTTTAATTGCCCTTATATTATAGTCAAAGATAACCTTGCTGAATTGGCTTTGACTTTAGCCGTATCGTTGTACGTTATGACTAGGGAGTTAATCGATGCGGTAGGGCAACTTGTAACAACCACAACAGAGTTAATCGATGCCCTTACTCCGAATTTAGGAGTACCACCCTCGTTTGATTTAGGTGGTATTCTTAGTTTAGTTTTGTCAGTCGTTGCACAATTAGCATTTATTGCTTTAATGGTTGTAGCTATTATCAAATTAGGACAACAGCTTTTTGAGTTGATTTTTCCTAAAATTCGTTACCTACTTGGAACAAAAGTAAAAGATTTATTAATCGCTTCGTTTGGTTTCCTTGGGTATGGATTTAGTTCTACTGCCTTGGATAGTCTTTCGGGATTAACAGTACTACCAAAACCACTTAAAAAACAAGACCAAAGCTGGTTTAATTTCCTACAAAACGACCTTAATTTGTCATTCAATAAAGGTTATCCAACGGCACAAGATACGACACCAACAGTAGGTAGTTTAGTTACTGCAATGGTTGACTATTTGAACGGAAAAGTAAGGATAATTAACGGCGTTGTACATTTGGAGCGTAGAGATTATTGGGAGGACTTGGCAAGTGATTCAGTACAAACAGCGTTGAATATTCAAGACAATAGAGATGACGAATATACGGTAAATACTGAAGATATTTGGAAGCGTTATTACATAACCTACCAGCCTGACATTACAGATTTACATACTTACGACCAATTCGAGGGCAATGATGCTGAATATAGTACCGAAGCGTTAAACGTTACAAATGTAGGCCTTGTTACAATTAAAGGTTTACAGCAAGTTTCAATACCGTTTGCAATGGGTAAACGTAAAAATCAATTAAATTGGTTGGAAGAACGAGCAAAGGATTTATTCGAGGTTATCGACGAGGTTGTTTCTGCATTTGGCGGTAACTCTTCTTTAGTTGCTGGTATTGAAAACCGAAAAGGAGTGTTAATGATTTCTCAACAGTACTTTTCAACGACTAAATTAATGTACACAATTGGAGGGAAACAACCTGAAAGTTATTTATCACTCATTCGTGCAAGTGCTTTGTGGGATAGATTTCACTACATTAATCAAATCCAATTGAACGGATATAAAATAAGAGAAAACAGTAGATGTCGTATAAGTGATGAACAATTTGTAAATTTGTTAGAAAATAATTACGTTGAAATAGATAACCGTATTTGTGAGGTGCTAAAAGTTGAATTTGTGGACGTTGATACGGCTTCGTCAACTGGAGTAGCAAACGCTACAATAAGCTACAAAGAACCTTATCCGTATGCGGTTGGAAAAGTACAAACATTAACAATAAATACTTAGGATTTATGCAAGAATTACAAAAAGCAATGGAAAAAGTACAACAATCGTTAAACGATGTATTTGCTAAATTACCGCCTGAAATGAGCGCACAAATACCGAAAGTACATCTTGACGTAAATCAAATAATAAAAGCGGTAAAGAACGAGGACATGGATAAATTAACTGAATTAACTAAGAAATATGCCAATAAGAATAATAAGTAAATCGTTCACTGATGAATTTGGATTTACAACTTCGTTTTATCAATGTAATGCTGGAGATAAAGTTACGGCTGAAATAGAAATAGAATCTAGTATCTATTTTTCATCTCAATCAAACCCTATGTTTTATGATTACACGTTGCAAGAAATTACACTTTCGAGCGGTTCGTGGGTAAATGAGGGCTTTAGAGTTGGGGACTTCTTGCAAGTGAATAGATATTCCGCTTTTGGTGTTTTAATGGGAGCAGGTAACTGCGTTGTTGAATACGTTGATGACCAAATAATGAAAGTTACAACCGTTTTTACTGGGTGGGCTATTACTGCGAATCAGGAATACATGATTTTAGAAGTTTTAAACCATAATCGACAATCAGTTGAATTCGCTTTGAACTTAGTTAAAAACGGGCAAACGGGTAATGACTTTTCTTTGATTGATGCTGAAGCAACTAGATTCAATTTTGAAAACGTTGATTCAATGTTGGTTGGTGGTACTCAATCTGGCGTAATAATAGGCAATCAATCAGGACAAGCACGTGGAAATACAGAAATTGAACGACTTGCAAACGTTGGTAATGCGTATCGATTCAAATTAACATTTGATTTCGACAACACTGGATGGTATGATTCAGATTGGTTTTCGTCGAGTGATTGTCTTAAAATGTACTTAAAAAGCGCATGGAGTACAATAAACGGCGAACCATTTGATAAAACAATAGTACTAATCAATGACGATGCCAATACTGGATGGTTTAATCAGGCGTATAATTCAAACCCTACAAACTCGACGTTAATTCAAGGCGTTGATGCGATTGATTATTCAGTACCTACGACTTTTGAGGTTGTCGTTGATGGGCCTTTAGCAACGTTGGGAATTGGAGCGTGTTATGTATCGCAAGATTCGACATATTACAAGAATAGAACTGAAAGACAACAGAATCTTTCGATACTAAAAGAAACTCAATCAACAACCATAACGCCACAAATATCGTTTAACGGTGTTGTAAATACTGAGAATTACACGATTGATGTTAATAGTGTTGTATCGGTTGGATTAGTTCATACAATCAATTTAACATTTACTCCAAATACTGCGTTTACTGAATTTATGGATGCACGTGAAGAGGGAGATAGATTGTTTTACTTTTGGGTAAAGAGTGGATTTATTAACCATTTGGCATTTGCCGACCAATTAACAAAACAACCGCCCATAGGTGGTGCTTTAGACTTTGAAGAGAAAGTTGAATTTTTCGACCATTCACAGAACGTAATTGACAATTCAGATGCTTTTACAGATATTACAGATTTGTACGATACCGAAGACGATTTAGCGTTTTGGGGTGCTTTCTTACTAGATAACGATGCTATTTATGAAACTTTGTCATGTAGAGTTGAAGCGTTTAATACGGTAACGGAAGACAAGTTTACATTACAACAACATACATTCTCGTTTGGTGCTATCCAAATATCCAATTCAGGACAATATTTAGTAGACCAATCTTTGAGCGTCAATCCATTATTACCAAATACTTCGTTGAAGCGTAACGCATTGTTTAAAAGATATGATTCAATAGATGCTGGAAGTCAATACGGTGTTTCGATTTACTATCCGATTGTCTTACGTTGGGAATATTGGTTAGAACAATTGAACGCAAATGTTGACTTTTATCCTAATCAAAATAAGAATTGGCAACAATATAGTGATTTAGGGGATTGGATTGTACGTTTAACTGTTGAACTTGTACAGGATGGACTTGCTTATGTTTACTCAAAGGAAATAGATATTTTCGACTATAATAATGAAGCTGGTATTGATTCTGAAATCGAAATGATTAGAGATTTAGACAATACGGTTATTGAGATTATACCCGAGGGCGAATTAATGCGTATCAAAGCAACTCATACGTTAACTGCTGGAGCGTGGAATAGTGCAACAACATGGGCGCAAATACGATGCTATCCAACCGAGGGCGCACCGCCTTGGATTAGTTCATCAGTATTGAATTACGATAATAACACGTTAAATCCATTGACTCCAATTACGGGAACGACTGCAAGTTTGACGTTTCCAACATTAGACACGGCGGTTGTTGAGTGTTATTTTGATTCTAATTTATTAAACTTAAGTAATGGTGCAACTTTTACGGCAAAGATTAAGGATAAAGATGATTTAGCACCATTGGGAGGAAAAACAACATCACCTGATGACGTTCAAAAAACAACATCTTCAAATTCAATTAGTCAAATTTTACCAAAAACACTTGCATAGTTTTAATATTATGATAAATAGACTTATATTTGTATTATGATTCAGGAGCGCATTAAAAAAGATTACTCATCGATAAAACTACCTACTATCTTCGTTGAAGAGGATAGAGGTGTTTTTCGTTGTTGTGAGCCTAGATTAGTGATAGGAAGTACAACGTCCGATTCATGGAAAAACGATATTAC